TGAAATTATTGCGAAGAGAGAATGCCCAAATTACGCGCGTAAAGGCCTCAAAATGCGCATAGGAATCAGTTTCGATAGAATGAGCCTAAATGTAATAGAAACGCGAATTTGAGCCTGCTAGAGGCCTTATTTGGCGTTGTAGCAAAGCAGATACAACAAAAATAAAAAAGAATGAAATATCTGTCATAGAGCCCCACGATGAGACTCTATGACACATTGTTAACGAAGGTAAGCCTTGGCGCAATAACCTGTTTTCTTACCGTTTGTTACGTATACCCATTCTGCTCCGCTATTATCCAGTTTGTAGTAGCCATACCATGTTACTCTTTCACCAGGAAGAAGTCTTCCGATGATCTTATTGTTAGCATTGTCCTTTACATCGGTACGAAGCATAAGGCTCGACTTAACTTTTCGGTCATCTACAACAAAATAGACTCCATTCTTTGCAGAAGGCTCGAAATGTGTTGCTGCAGCAGCTGCTGTTTTCTGACTTACTTCTTTGGATTTTGGTGATGCGGATTCTTTGTATCTCAGAACGCAATTCCACGGATAGTTGCGATAACGCCGGATAAGGAACTCTCTTCCTGTCTGATCTCCTTTAAGACCACCGATAGCCTTTCCTTTTTCATTGATAGAGGCTTCGACTTCTTTCATTCCGCCACAGAACATCGCGACATGATGAACTTTATTCAGAAGCACATCACCTCTTTTAAGTCCTTTGCCGGTTGCGAGATTGACTGAAGAAGTTACATCCTCAAATCCGCATTTCTTGAAAACTCCGTACATGTTGCCAGTATAGGTGGCACCTCTGGACTTAACCGGAACCCCGGCCATCTGCCATGCGGTGATGACAGCACTTGAGCAATCGTAATCCGGCCCCCAACGATTTATCTGATCGTATCCATGAGAGTCGTCATTGGCTGTGTCTTCCATCCACTTGATGGC